AGAAAGAGTTTAAACAAAGAACAGGCGCAGCTTTAAAACTTAAGAAAGGAGATTCAACAGATGAGATTGAGCTAATCTCAATGTCAGCTTACTCTCCTAAGCGCACTGCCTACTATAGGCGAAGGGCAGTTTATACTGTTTCTTGATAAATGGAAACAACTAACAAATCACGTCAAGTTAGTGAAATTGTAAGGTGTGGTCGAGACCCAGCTTATTTTTTCAATAACTACGTGAAGATTCAGCATCCTACTAAGGGTACGATCCCATTTAAGACGTTCCCCTTTCAGGACCAGTGTGTTAAAGACTTTATAGACAATAGATTCACCATAGTTGTGAAAGGTAGACAGTTAGGACTTTCAACTCTTGTTGCTGCATATGCTGTTTGGCTTGCTCTCTTTCAGAAAGACAAGAACATCCTGATCATTGCAACTAAGCTACAAGTTGCACAAAATTTTATTAAGAAGACCAAGACAATCATTAATAATTTGCCTGCATGGCTTGTTCTACCAACGGTTACAGCAAATAACAAGCAACTTGTAGAGTTTAGTCACGGTTCTACAATCAAAGCAATTCCGACTTCTGAGGATGCTGGTAGATCAGAAGCTTTGTCCTTGCTGATAGTTGATGAAGCAGCTTTCGTGAGAGATTTTGATACACTTTGGACAGGTTTGTATCCTACATTAACAACAGGTGGCCGCGCAATTTTACTATCAACACCTAATGGTGTAGGTGGTCAATATTACAAACTTTATAAAGACGCAGAAGCAGGTCTTAATGAATTTAAGCCAGTTAAGCTTAATTGGGATGTGCACCCCGAGAGAGATCAGGCGTGGTTTGACAAAGAAACAAGAAATCTTTCTACGCGACAGATTGCACAGGAATATTTGTGCGATTTTGCATCATCAGGTGAGACATTTCTAGGCGACGATGACTTAAAGTGGCTGTATTCTCAGATACAGGCACCTTTATTGCGTGAAGGCTTTGATCGAAATGTTTGGGTTTGGAAGCAGCCCCTCACGGAGCACAAATATGTCATCTCAGCAGACGTATCACGTGGTGATGGTAAAGACTATTCTACGTTTCATGTATTTGATCTTATGACAGGCGAAATTGTTGCCGAGTACAAAGGCAAGGTTGCTCCTGATCGTTTTGGTGATTTATTGAATGAGTATGGCCTTAAATATAACAAGGCGCTAATGTGCCCAGAGAACAATAGCTTTGGTTATGCAACGATCATCAGGTTAAGAGATCTAAACTACCCGAAGATGTATTATCAAAAAAGCCAAGCTGTTTATATCGGAGACTATATCCCGCCCGGTGACACATCATCAGCGGGCTTTAACACGTCAGGTAAAACACGATCGTTAATATTGACCAAACTTGAAGAACTTATAAGAAACAAACAGATTATAACTTACTCATCAAGGTTTTATGATGAACTTAAGACTTTCGTGTGGAATGATAATCGTGTACAAGCCATGAAGGGTGAAAATGATGATCTCGTCATGAGCATGGCAATAGGTGTTTGGTTATATGATGCGTCTGCTGAACACGGCAAAGACACGACTGTCTTGAATCATGCAATGCTTGCAGGTATGTCAATTAAATCAAATAATTTTAATGGCGCTGCAAATGACATATTGACAGGTGAAAGTCGCCGACGCGTTGAAAGCAAGCGCGATCTAATCAATACACGTAACATAAATAGATATAACATTCCACCTGAACTCATGTGGATCTATAAGTAGGAATTATGGCAAAGAAAGACGAAAACCTTTTTTCTAGACTTACGACACTTTTTAGAAGCGGTCCTGTAGTCAAGCGTAGAGTTAGAGATTTTGTTCCTAGCGCCAAAAATACTTCGGCATTTGAACTTTTTAGAAAAACGCAAAGCCACGTATATAGCTCAGCCATGTCTGCATACGGGTCGTATGATCGAATGGCAAGATACTCGGATTTCCAGGAAATGGAATATACACCTGAGATAGCATCTGCACTTGACATTTATGCTGAAGAGTCTGTTGCACCTGACGAGCTAGGTAATGTCCTACACATATATTCTGAAAATCCTGCGATAAATAGGATTCTTAATGAATTGTTTTATGATACACTAAATGTCAACTTCAACTTGACCGCATGGGTCAGGAACATGTGTAAGTACGGAGATTTTTTCCTATTTAACGATGTGTCACCTGAACAAGGCGTCATCAATGTTTATCCAATAGCGGTAAATGAGATAGAGCGCGAAGAAGGCTTTGATAAGGACGATCCACTTGCAGTTAGATTTAGGTGGATGACCCAAGGCAACCAGATCCTAGAAAACTGGCAGGTAAGCCATTTTAGAATTCTTGGTAATGATGCATTTCTACCATATGGAACGTCTGTTCTTGAGGCAGCCAGAAGAATCTGGCGCCAGCTTATCCTAATTGAAGATGCAATGCTGGTGTATAGAATTGTTAGAGCACCAGACAGGCGTGTATTCTACATTGATGTTGGTAACATTCCACCTGAGGAAATACCCAACTACATGGAGCAAGCGCAAGCTCAACTTAAGAAAAATCAGGTTGTCGATAGAAACACAGGTCGTGTTGATCTTCGATACAATCCTCTGTCTGTTGATGAAGATTACTTTTTACCTGTTCGAGGATCAGCAACGGGAACTAAAATTGACACTCTCGCAGGTGGAAATAATGCAGCAGCCGTAGAAGACGTTCAATATATTCAAAAGAAGCTTTTTGCTGCATTGAAAATTCCAAAGGCGTACTTGGGTTATGACGAAGGTCTTGGAGCCAAGGCAACACTTTCACAAGAAGATATCAGATTCTCAAGATCTATCAATAGGATACAGAGAACCATACTGTCTGAGCTAAATAAAATTGCAATAATTCACTTACATGCTCACGGATTTGACAGCACAGATCTCCTAGATTTTGAACTAAAACTTACAAATCCATCAACCATCGCTCAACAACAAAAGCTAGAGCTTTATAACACAAAATTCACCATAGCACAGTCCGCATCAGGCGTTGAAAATCTTGTAGATAAGAAGTGGATTAGGAAGAATATCTTTATGATGTCTGATGACGAGATACGGTCAATAGAAAAAGGCCTTATTAGAGACAAGGAAATGTCATTGAAGATTGAAGCAGTTAAGCTTCCTGTGACTGAGTCACCCGAAGTTGATGCAGGTGAATCTGGAAAAGAAGGCGAAGAAAGTGATCTCGGTTCAGGTGCCGGTGATGAGACGCCGACAGATCTTGGAGGAACAGGATTGCCTGCAGATCTTGCAGAAATTGATTATGGAGAAGACGACGAAATTGACACCAACGTTATTGATATTAAGCGGTCACCTATTAGGCCTAGATCTCAATTGTCACTCAAAAAGAGTCTGCTAGGTGAGACATCACACGGTCCTGATTATGTTGAACGCGACAAAAAGAATAGAAAGCGTCGTGTTAGTTCGCTAAATCAGACTACGGATCATGCAAGACTTGTCTCTCACGACAAAAAAAATCAAAGTGACTCTATCACGCACCCATTTGGCGCAAAAAGTGATCTCATAAATCCCTTTAAAAATCCAATGTCAGAATCAGATGACGATTTTGGTGATGTTGATGAATATTTAGATGAGAAGGGAATGCTCGGTGACACAAGAAAGTCAGAAATAACTTCAATCATTAGCAATCTTAAAAAGAGAAAATTAAAAATCTCTGAGTTAGAGAATACATCAGGGGAAGAAGATGAATCACAATAAGAAGAGAAATGTAGGCGTAATCTATGAACTTTTAGTCAGAGCAGTCTCTGCATATTTGATTGAAAATGATAGAGAGCAGGCACAGAACGCCTTGAATATAATTTCAAAACACTACAACAAGAACACCGAGCTCTACAAAGAGTTTAGGCTCTTAAACGCGCTTGCCAAGTCTTCTGTCAAAGATACATCTATCGCAGCAGCAATTCTCACTGAATCTAAAAATGCCTCTCGCAGATTTGACTCAAACAAGCTTATTAGAGAAAAGTCCAATCTGATACGAGACATTAATCATATATTAGCCGATCAAGACTTTTATCACAGAAGAGTGCCAGAATACAAGACTTATGCAACAATCCAAACGCTGCTCAATGCCTGGCGCGAAGGAGACAAGTCTAACCTAACAGAAGTTGTGCTAATAGAAGCTAAGATGGTAGAGTGGCTGACGTCTGAAAGAACAGTGGCGCAGCCTGACATCAACGTTGGTGAAAATGTTGACGCGCTCGTTGTCAAGTTAATGAGTGAGAAGTTTAACACAAAATACGATGATAAACTTTCAAATAATCAAAAAGATCTGATAAAAGAGTACGTTTTTTCACTTCAAAACGACGCTGGCGCGAGCATATCGGGTAAGGCAATGAAAATACAGCGCGATGTGCTTACAGAAATCGAGAAGATAAGAAAGACAGAGCGAAGTGGTGTTATCTTAGAAAAAATTGACGTCGTAAGAAAGAAGATCGAAGAACTTAATTTGAACGACGTCGATGACTCAAAGCTTGCCAAATTAATGACTTTGACACAGCTTATAAATGAAATGAAAGGGGCATGAACATGGACATGACTTTATTGAGAGAGTGGACACCTCTACAGTATTCTTCTTCGATTGTTAAGGAATCTAGAGCTATCAACAATGGTAAGATTTTACTCAAAGGAATTATCCAAAGAGCTGATACTTTAAACCAGAACGGTAGAATATATCCGCGCGGTATACTTGAAAGAGAGATCATCAACTACCAAAAGTTTATACGAGAGAATCGAGCGCTTGGCGAATGC